TTCCATCATCCACCAGGTCGTTAACCCTATGTTGTTACTTCAAAAACGGATGGGTGTTAATTCCACCCGCTCCACCGTCGTCCGAGTACCGGAGTCGCCCTAAGCAACGTAACACGCTTGGACAAGCTACCTCGTCGGACTGCGTTCATCCCAACTCCGAGAGGAGGAGGCTCAACGTAAGGAGAAACATCAGCGGGATCACCGCCTAGCCCTCCCAGCCTCGCTGCTAGGAGATTACTACCATCCAGCGGAGCTTCACGGCTTTCCCTGTTGATCTGCAGGGCGCCAACGAGACCGCACAACCCGACCTGTTCGGGCGAGGTCGCAAGGATCTCGTAGAACGGGTACTGACCAGACGGGCGTTCCCACTCGCATAGCCAAGGAATCCATAACCCCCCAGGTGTACCGGGAGGGCATGAATTCACCTGACGCAGCCCACTTGGAAGGAAAGTCTGGAGGGCTCTCCAAACTCCAGCGTAATGAGAGTGAAGGGTACCAGGATTGCAAGCAATCTGATCCCCAACCTCAGCCGCCTTATCCAAGAGGGCGTTGCAAGTGGCCTGTATCTGGTCGCCACCGATCAACTCCTTCGTAAGATAGAAAGGACGAACACTCACACCCCTGAAAAAGTCACCACCACACGATTCGCGGAAGTGACCCCCCGGATCGTAGAAACTCTTCTGCTCGTTGACGTTGAAGCCAAAAAGCTTCAGAGCTTCCATAACCCGTTGAGCGTACGCGGTGGGTACAATGATATCGTCACCATTGACCCCGACATGCGCCCAGGAAAGGACGGCACCAGGACGAGGATTGACCCCGTCAACATACCCATGGCTTCGCAGCCATAGGCCCGGAACGATCGATCTCACGATCGCGAGAAATAATGCTGTCTCGAGTTCGAACGTGAAACCGCATCCCATGGCACAAGCCATCTGGTACCGCACCCGCCTCTTTTTACCACTGGGGAGGGTGTAACCAAAAGGAAGACTGAAATGGGTCGAAGTGGTACTAGCGACCCACGCAGCCCATCCGGGACTGAGAACACTCCGCAAAACGGCACGAGTCATGCTGTCACTTGCCGAAGTCAGGTCCAACGTAGCCAATAAACCGGTTACAGAACCAACACGAGCAAGATGACGGTTCCGACTCTGTTGCTTAGCGAGATCAGTGCCGGCATTGAGGAGTCGCTGGCCAATGAATCGGCCGATGCCACGTTGCAACCAAGCGTTTATGCTAGGCTGCTTGATGGCACAGCGATGTTCCTCAAACCTTTTGGGAACGGTGAATAACTCATCACCGGTAACAATGCGCACAAGGCCTTGTGGGCCCCATGAGGCGGCGACTGATCGCCACCAAGGTGGGTAAGAAAATATCACCCACTTCGCGACTGGTTGTAAC